TCTTGATATCCATATCATCGACAGGATATGAGGATTTGATAGCAAGCAACCTCTTACGAATATTGTCAATAATTACAGGTTTAATCTTGTTGGCGAGTTGTTCGATCTTGTTAGCAACATATGTACTGAGAACTAAGTCTGAGGAGTAGGAACCGCCTGAGCCACCCGCAATGACACTGCGTGGAATCGAGAGAGATGTCCAAACTTGGTCTGAATTTTGAATAATACGATCGTTAGTGGAGAGATAGCTGGCGGAGTGATCGATTGAGTCGATTTTTACCGCAGACGACGTGACATAGCCTTGATCCGGAGTCTGGTTTTTAAGGGTGTTGGAATAACTTGCAATAACCTTGTCGAGGTCTGCGTTGGCAGCTTTGCGCCGCTGCTCTATGTTCCCAGGGTATTTTCCGAGATCGAAGAAGGAGGCATCAATCTGATGATGCTCTCGTGGAACGTTTCGCCACCTCCAGATGACATCGATGATTGTGATTTGTCGCTTTTCCCATATGGGGAGGATAGTGCGGTGCAACGGAGAGATGGAGTATATCCCGAATGTCTTGCGACCCTTGGAGTCGGTCCACCAAATGGGAGTTTCTTTAAATCGAATGTGGATTATTTCATCCGCGCGGTATCGTTTTTCGGTCTGCAGACCTTCATCGATGACGTAGTATGCAGCTTCACGGATAGCTTCAGTGGAGGCGGATCCCCCAATACGGGATAAGTCGTCGACAATAGTAACAGACTTGTTAGGAAGTATTTCGTAAGTAAAACCAGGAAGCGGGTGGATGAATACATTTCCGTGAATCATGAGAAGTTCTGCGTATTTTTCAAACTCCCCGCGGATATTAAGGGTTGTCGCGAGATGCTCGGCTTCCCTGAGCATTTCCGCTTCAGTCTCATCGTACTCGGTGTCTTTATCAGACATCTTGAAGCGCTTGAATGAGTCTGCAGCCATTGTGCTGATACGATCTATGGCGCCCCCAACTTCGGGTTCTAGACCGTAGAGTTGCTCGTAAATGTCTGCTTCATCCATATCACGCCAATTTGTGATATCAATGAGAAACTGCGCAAGGCTGTTGGTTACTTGTTTGCCAGCGTATATGTGGTCTGCGGACGTTCCTGCGGCTCCAGTGTTAAGGCGCGCAAACGCCTGCCGGAATTTTCGTGTTAATATCTTTCTAATTCCCATGATATCACCGTTAGATTACGTGAAGAGAAATTGTATCGGGGTACATATCTACTGGTTGAGACGTAGATAGATACCAGATAACGTTTGCCACGCAATCTGATACATCCTTGCTGCCCCCGAATGGGTGATCAACGCGCGGCGTACGTCCGTTCACTACTAGAAGATTTTCAACTTCATATTTCAGGTGTTCGTCGTATACTACACGAACGGGATTTGGGTAGTCATCGGATTGCTGTTCTTTCCATCTGTCGTAGTCTTCTTTGCCAACGATGTGTTTAATGAATTCCATGCCATATGTGTCGATGACGTGTTCGATGATTTCAGGATACATCCATGTGTCAAAGATGAAAACGTTCGCATTAATACGAGGTATCACGTAGTCAAGGTAAGCGCGGATTTCGGAAGGACGGATAAACGCGTCACCTTCTTTCTTGGTAAACTTATGGACACCGTCTACTGAGATGCCGCCCGTCATGTTGTCCAAATAGCCGCACGCAATACCGAAGCGATCATTGGTAACAGCGGGGTCAATCGCAAGGACTCGCGATTTATCTGTCATTAATGGGAGAGATTCCATTTGGAGTATGTTAACCATTGGTTTTAGGAAAACGCCTTCGGGGAATTCAATTCCACCTGCGATCTCAGGTTTGCAGGCGTAGTCTCTATAAAATGTCGGAAGGTCGCGTTTGTATTCTTCTCGAAGAACTGACTCATTGAAATGAGGATTCATCTCCCACGTGGGCCGCATGTAAGATAAAATATTGTTGGGCTTGTAGTTCGGGGGGATTTTGATTTTTTCGGTTCTGATTTCGTATTCGCGACGCATCGCGTTTTTACCCTCAAGGTGGAGGCGCATGATAATATCTGTCGGGTGCTGGGGCGAACTGATCCCGATGACATGGCCATCGTCACCTAACGTATCTGTGGATTTCTTGAGACGCGACCATATTTCCCAAGCGCCGCGCTTACCTCCCGTTGATTCGAATAATGCCAGCTCATCGAATATAACACACCTGCTGGTTCGCCCCACCGCGGTCGTGGCCCAACTCGAGAGGGTTTGCAACTTGATACGCTTATCGTTACATTCAACATTGTCGGAACGTATATCTACGTCAAACCATGTATTCAGCCACTCACAATTTTCTAGCATCGTTTGGATATTCGAGAAGACGCCGTCTGAAGCCTGCTTTTCACTGACAGATACAATTTGAATAAACAGTTTCTGATTCTTAAGGAGCTTGTAATATTCTGCAGGATTCGGCATGGTTATAGCATCCCAGAACTCATAACACCCCATGACGGAGGCCAAGGCGGTTTTACCACTCCTCATGCCGGCGACTAAAATAAGCTGCTTATATTGGGGGAGAAGGGGGTTATAGCGGCTGCGATAGAACTCGCGCATGATTTCTTCTTGCGCGGGGAATAGGTCTACCCCCAGGACTTCATTCGTCCACCAGATGGGATCCATCTTGCCGCGTGTCACTGTTTTAAGATACTCAAGCTGGTCTTTGTGTTCGGGCTCTATTGTGCCGATACTTCTATCGCGGGAAGACGATCGATAGCTTCTAGAACTTTTATACGACATGATGGGCACACCTCCTGCGCGATGACATTCGTGAGCTCGATGTATTGCGCGTTCATTTTCTCAATGCGTATATTGACATTGCCGCCCTGGTTGAGACGCCCCTGGAATTCAGCGAGATCATGGAGAGTTGCACGGGTTTCCTTTGTTAACATGATCGCGAGTTTAATATTTTCGCGGTCGAACTCCCGGACTTTGCATATGTAATCTACCCAGTCTTCGAGCTTCTTTAACATGTTCAGGAGGCGCTTGAGATAAAAATCTTCGGAGTCATACTCTCCAGTGGCTGCATCCTGCTTGATCTGGTGGGTATTAATGTGATCCATTACTTCGTTGCGCGTCATTTTGAAAAATACGGCCGCCTCCTCGATGCCAATCTTCCCCATGATGATATCGCGCGACCACTGCATTCCCAGCGCGCCTGCATCGCACATAGGACATCTGGTTGTCATGAGGAATAGTTGTGATTTCCGGTATATGAAAGGATAAGAATATATTTAAAGAAATAAAGAAAATATATAATATTAACAAAAAACTATGGAGCGCGCCCTAGGGGCTACTCGCCACCAGATACTGCGGGTTGCTGCCAAGCGCATTGTACTATGGGCCGCGTAATGATATACCCGCGGATGAAAAGACTTCGGGTGAGATATCGGTAACAATGCGCTATATTTGCGATTAGAAGCTCACTTAATAGCAGGTGATAGTTATACCTTGTTTAATTGCAATCGCACGTTATATCGCTAATATAGCGATTATATGCGCGCTTAAATCGCTCGTATCTCTCTTATTTGCCATTCGTTTAGCCGCGACCATGCTGCGAGGACAATGCGCCGGCTACTAAGTGGAAGCGGCGGCGACTACTCGCTAATAAATGGACAAACATCAACTACATGTACTATACCCCCTCCCCCTACCCCCCACCGTGTGGTCACGTGATGAGGAAGTATATCTTTCTCGTTAAACGGTGATTTGATTCTATATGTAATCAAATTACCGTTAAACTGGAGGTACAGAAATGTCTAAGATCGTAAACGATATAGAGCAGATTCTGGAATCGCTTGGAGAATTCGTCGATATCGACGTGGACAACAAACAGGTATTAATGGTATCAAATACCGTGGGAGTTACAATAAGTAATGAAGATGGAACATACACGAATGTACACTTTGAAATTATCTGCGAGACAAGTAATGACAAACTGAAGATTGTGGATGTCAGTTACAAAACTGACACCTATTCAAATGAAGATTACGAGTGATAAAAATGAAGATTGAAAACCATACTGAGTTAGTCTCTGGGTTTGTATACTCGTTGACCGTAGGTAGATGGATACTGCACGTCCTCTACCTATACATTTTACCCACGAAACTCTGGTAGGTGCGCCTATCAGAGCGTGAGGAACAACTCATGACAATCGACCTCAACAACATCCCTGACGACATGGAGATCG